ATCGCTTTCTTTAACACTCCTCCAGTAGCACTTTTATATATTCCCTTTCCTACTTTGAATGCTCCAGATCCAAAGCTCATCAACGGTCCCGCGATCTTTGCTATTGCCGCCGCAGACAAGAGAGAACCAATATCCGGAGCTGTCCCTCCAGGAAGAAGTTTTCCGGCACTCGAAAACGCTCCGCTTACCATTGTACCAAGAGCTGCTGATACATCCACGCCACTCATGCCTTCAGAAAAACCTTCTGCAAACTGACGGCCAATGCTACTTCCTTCGTCAATTACAGAAGAAACATCTACTCCCATCAATGCCAAGATACCAGCAGAAATTGCGCTTCCGATTCCGGTGCCTATATCTCTTGCAACACCAGCTACTTTCAGTTTTCCAGACCCATTCCACCAATCTGAAAACGGCTCCGCCACAAGTTCATCCCATGCTATTTCGATTTTTCCAAACAGATCTGCGTTTTTCCATTCGTCTGTAGCAGTAAATTCATCTATTTTCGCCTTCGCATTATCAACAAAATGATCAAACGAATTCATTGCCGTAAGCAACGCATTCTCCACATCCGGAACTTTGTCAGTCATCCATTCAAGAGCTTCAATCAAATATGGTTTAAATTTTTCGCCAAGTGACATTTTCATTGAATCTAATGCGCCCGTAAAAAGTTCAAATTTACCAGAAAGGTTATCCATCATAACGTCCGCCATTTTCTGTGCCGCACCAGAACTATTATTTATTTGCTCTGTCAGACTTTCAAACTCTTGATCAGATGCATTTACAATAGCAAGAAGTCCACTCATTCCCTCCTGTCCGGCAAGCATGGCCGCATATTGAGCCTTTTCCGAATCGGTCAGAGCACCAAATTTCGCTCGTAAATCCTGTAATGTTTGAGAAAGAGGTTTTACGGATCCGTCAGTATTCGTTATGCTTATTCCAAGTGCATTTATCGCATCTTCTGCCTGTCCAACTGGTCTGGTAAGATTGGTCAGCAGGCTGCGAAGACTTGTTCCGGCTTGTGAAGCTTTGATTCCGCTATTTGCCATTAGGCCAATAGCTACTGCTGTATCTTCAATGCTGTATCCAAGTGCACCGGCAACAGGAGCAACATACTTAAATGTATCTCCCATTTTTGCCACATCTGTATTAGTTGCGCTCGCTGCTTGCGCCATAACATCCGCAAACCTTCCGCTTTCTTTCGCAGATAATCCGAATGCTGTCAGAGCATCTGTTACGATATCAGCCGTTATACCAAGGTCTTCTCCGGATGCCGCTGCGAGAGCCATAAGTCCGTCGATACCATCCATCATTTCTCTTACATCCCATCCCGCCTGAGCCATGTATTTAAATGCCTCTGCAGATTCAGATGCCGTAAATTTCGTAACAGCCCCCATCTGGTTTGCTTTTTCTGTTAACTGCTCAAACTCTTGGCTTGTTGCGCCTGATATTGCCTTT